GAACGGAACGAACACCGATCACGCTCATTTCTGCCTGTGTTCCTTTTTTAAAAGGGAACACAAAAGGAACGGAACGGAACACGGAACACCTCATTTATCCCACTACCAATTGGGTAACTATTGCATCAGTTAGTGAAAAATGCTCTTTACCTAACTCGGTTAAGTAAAGGATAAAGGATCTCTCATTACCCTTATTCTCAATCCAACCGCCGGCCAACAAGTCGCTTAGGCGCTCGCCAATGGCCTCTTTTGAACCACTGATGCCATCTTGAACAATACGGCGGTTTGCCCCTGGATGGTTATGAATGAACTCGGCAATCTCTTTGAGTTTCTTCAGCTCTTTATTAGATTCGTACTCATCCTCGGCCAATGGCACCGCAATCACATATTGCATCTGCGCCTTTGTGGAATCAATGGTGATAATCGCAGCCTCTTGGGTGCGGTCCGATTTTCTCCACATTCCTGAAATCTTGCGGATGAATCCGGGGCGATCCTTGGTAACTCTCATTGTGAGGCTACCGATTCGCCCAGGCGATAGGGCCTCAAGTGGCTCCACAAGATAGGCTGCGCCATCAATGGTTGCCAGTTTGGCTTGGCCACCAATAGCAAAGCGGCCACGGGTTTCTGCGTTTTTGGTGATGTGGTCAATGAGTACCACGGCAGCGCCACTAGCAGTGGCAACAGTGCGGGGAAAGATTCGCATCCACCTTGTAATGGCATCATTATCTTTAGTTTCGCCACCCCACATTGTTAGGGATTCGGTTACGCCGTCAATGATTACTAGGGTGGCACTGCCTGGTTCCAGGATAGATTGCCAATAAGGATCATCTACATCGCGTGGGCCATCAGGGCGAATATAGGTAAAGTATTGCAAAAGGTTGGCTCTGCTCACCCCTAGCGCCTTGAGGCGGTTCACAATATCAATGGCATCTGATTCAAAATCAATATAGATAACCTTTTTATCACTCTTGAGCATCTCGGCAGATGCAATTTGAGCTACCCAAGATTTACCTGATTCGGATTCGCCATAAATTGAATGAACGCGCCCTGTATAGATTAGGCCGTGGCCATCAGTGCGGTTGAGGATTGTGGCTACAGGTGCCTGGAAAAGCCCATCATAATAATCTTTGAGTTCGATAGGTTTCCAACTAGATTCTTGCTCTTCATCCACTCGCGCCCTACTTGCCTCACTCGCGCCCACATTTTCGTAGGGCATAAGTGAGTTTGTGGGCATCAGCGCGTTGCTAAAATCAAAAGAGCCAAGTGCCTGTTGGCCGTAGCCCTGCGAGCGCAAATCACGCGCAGCCTCTTTAAAATCGCCGTTGTGGAATATCACCGCGTAAGCGCCAAACTTATCGTAGGAACGCTCTGCATCAAATATGGTAGATGTTGAGAAAACCCGCAATTTGTCTGTATTTTGGTAATTGGTAGTTGCAGAAACACCAAAATCTTTGCCGGGGCGTGTCCAAGTAGTTTTCTCTGCGCTTTGATAGGCGATTTTCCACCCAAGCGGTTCAAGTAGCTCGCGCCAAGTTGTTTTGGCGTTGAAATCATCCCCTGGGGAAGTAGCACCTTCAACCTTTTGTGCTACATCATAGGTAACTGAATCTGCCTTTGGCATTTCATCAAACATTGCAAAAATCGTATGAAGAGCGTTTCTTTCTTCAAGGGTGAGCGTTGGGATTGTTTCAATTGATCCGCGCAGCACTTCCCAAGCACCGCCTGAAGGGTGAACTTGCCCCTTTGAAGGCGCAGTAATTACAAAACCGCCTTCACCGCGAGTTTCAGCGAAAACATCAACGCCACCATTTTCACCTGGTTTGCGTGCAAGTTTGGTATTGCCTGGAACTGCGCCCGTGAGGCGATAAAGCCAATGAAGGCCACCTGAAGGGGTAATCTCAACATAACCGGCGTTAATGCGTTCCCACAATTCGCCCATATTTGATGCGTTGGCGATTTCTGCAATCTCCAAGTGCATCTTGGCGCTTACGGCTCGCCCCTCAAGTTCAAGCATCTCAAGGTTGCCTGAAATGGCACCACAAATAACCCCGACACCTTCAGAATCAGCTTTAAACCAACTGATTAACTCTTCAGGGGTTGGCATTTGGTGTTGGTACTCTTTCCAAGAGTTCAACCCTGGGCGTTTAGATCCATCTGAAGCAACGGGAACCGCAACAATACCTGCGCTCGCAAATCTCAGTGCGGTAGTTAGGATTTCATTGCTCATCTGGTTCCCCCTGTATATATCCGAATTCTTTTAAATATCTCATAACCGAAATTGCCATTCTGCCTGGCACATCCGGCAAACTGTATTCATAACAAGCCCAAAGCGCGTAAGCAATACCCTTTTGAAGATCCTTATCCTCAGATTTCATTTCCCCACGCATCCCAACCATTTGCCGATTCTCTTGCAAATAGCTCAATCCTTGGCAAATCCCCAACAAGTTCAATTATCTTATCTCTAACAAGGTTGGGTTTCTTTGAGTGGCGCTCAATTGGCTCATCAATAATGCTATGAACTGCTGCACTCAATCTTGTTACCCCCCCCCCGCGAACGGCCAACAAACAAAGTTCGGCATTTGATCGAGTCCAACGCCCCATACCCCAAAACCACGATGGGCTAATTTTGTTGCGTTTCACCCAAACAAAAGCGCAAGTTTTGTATTCAAAACCCCACGCTTTAATTAAATCAAACGATTCTTCAAGTTTAGGCATAGTAGTCCAGAGAAAAAGAATTGAATCTTTATCTGCAATATCTTTAACCGGCAGTGCCTCAATATCAGCCTTTTTCATAGTCTGATAATGTCTAATTGCTCCCCCACGATTGGCTGAAGGATCTTGATATGACCACGGCGGATCGGCATAAATGATTTTGTATTTTTTGTTTGGAAACTCAATCATTCGGCAACCATTGAGTTAATAATCCAACTTACAACAGGCACCGCTACCGCGTTGCCCATTTGCTTATATCTATTTGAATCGGCTTGGCCATCAGTCCAACCATCAGGGAACCCTTGAAGGCGCTCACATTCTGTTGGGGTTAAACGGCGCACAACTGATTCATTTACAACGCCTGGCACCTGTTGCCTATCAAGAGTGTATGCAGGTGCATTTTCATCACCAATGCCTGTTCCGTTTTGGTGCTTTTCAATCTCTCTTGCATCATCTATTGGAAATACCATAGGTACATTCCCCCCGCCCGTTCCATATCTAGAAATAACTGTTGGCACAATGCCATCTTCATACACACGCACATCATTAACCCGTGTGCCATCAATAATTAAGAATTGATCATTGCTAGTGGCAAGAGTAAAACTCTTATCAGAATACATTAATCCCTTCCCCCCCCCCGCACATCCCTCGCGGTTCCTCATTACTACAGGATTACCGCTTTCCATTAAAATCAATACAGTAGCAAATGCCTCGCCGTTGTTATCCATTGCGTTCAAAGTGGGAGCCACCCCCCCCGCAACCCAAGATTCGTAATCTTCAACATTTTGCGCCCGCTTAGCTTTCGTGAACCACATCAGTAATCACTACTTGCAAACGGCCTTTATCCGGCATCCTTTGTTCATTGCTTGAAACAGTTAAACTTGAAGCTACATCACTGCCATCCCACCAAACGGGATTTGCAACAACAAGTTTATTCTCTTGAACATATTGATTTCCAACACCTTTGTAATCGCGTGCCTGCAGAGTTCCTACAAGTTCGCCAATTTCTGCAGTGCTGCCTGTAGTTTTTCGGGAAGTGTTTTTTCCCTGCGCGATGCTCTGCGCAAGATACCCTGCGCGGCCTTGCTTGATAGAGAGTATTTCTTCAGGTGAGCGCCCTGTGTTTCCAAGATTTCCGACAATGAACACTCTACGCCTGCGTTGTGGTACTCCAAAGTATTGAGCATCAAGTACCCGCCAGGCGATGCTATACCCGCGTTGGACCAACGCTTCAAGTACAACGGCCATATCTCTGCCCCCATTTGAGGAAAGTAAACCAGGCACATTTTCGAGGATAAAGTTTTGCGCTCTTGTTTCGTCAAGGATTCTACAGATTTCCCAGAAAAGTCCACTACGCGATCCATCCAATCCTGCTCGCTTTCCAGCAACGGAAAGATCTTGGCAAGGAAATCCACCTGTGATAATTCCGTTTTCTGGTTCAAATCCTGCTGCTCTAAGTTGCTCACCTGTTACCCCCGTAATATCGCCAAAGATAGTTGACTCAGGAAAATGCCGGCGTAGCACATCCTGCGCTTTTTTATCAATCTCAACAGATGCAACTACTTTCACACCTGCGTTTTGTAGTGCTAAATCAAAGCCACCAACACCTGCAAATAAACTAACTGCAGTTTTCATTTGCTCCCCCATCCCGTTCCTTTAAAGTGTGCAGGTACTGCAGTAAATGATTTTTTGGCTAACTTGCCACACTCACATAAAGCTAAGTGTTTATCATTCATCTTGAATTCGCGTTCAAATTCAATACCGCACTCGCACTTGAATTGGTAAATCGGCACTGCTCCCCCAATCTTTATATCTTGCGTGGCGTTTTGGGAATCGAACCCAACCATACTTGCGTATGCCCCGTGGTGAACCATCACAACGCCGGTTTCTTGGCCGAAAGGTAGCCAAGAATTAGTTAACTGGTTTTGCTCCCAGTTGTGCTAGTAGAGCCTGCACTGCAGGATCATTGATATTGGCAGATGGTGTGGCGGTGGCAGGTGCTGCAACCTTTGGCAACGCGCCTGCAATGTAAGCGTTCGCCTTTGCAACGGCATCTGCATCGCCTGTTGCATCATTGAGAAGCCAAGGTGGATTCTTACCTGGTTTTGCAATTCCTTGGCCAATTCGGCCTAGAACCTTTTGCCCAATTAGGGGCTTGAGTGCGTTCTTGAGTGCGACATTGAACCAAAGCAATGAGATGTGTTCCTCATTGGTATCAAGATCAATTACATTTACTTCAATCGCATCGGCAGGACCATTAACAGTTTGGATATTGGCCTTGAACTCGATTGGGCTAACAATGAGAAGGTGGCCGTTAAAGTCTGCAACCTTAACGCCTTCATTTACTACAGGTGCTGAAAAAGCCATTTGGCTTTCCCCCGTTTCTGTTGGTTGGAGTTGGGTGTTAGTTGTTTTCTAACTCTGTTGGTGGATTGGATTCAACCATTTCTTTGTTTATATCGCTGATTGTTTTCCAAGGTTGGCAATCGCATCCTTCACGGCTGCACATTATTGTTCTCCGGTATCACCATTGCAAGCAATGGATAAATCGGTGCTAAATGGGCGGTAATAAGGGCAATACATACACATTCTAGATGGTGTTGCAGGTATTAACGGCCACATTTGAGGATTTTCTTCAACATCAACTGTAGATAGCAATTCATAAACTGAATCTAATCGAGCCAAAGCTGAAAGTGCTGCGCTTTCATCGTAATCAAATAACTCAATGTGCATATCTGTTATTTGGCCACCTGTAGGCAAGAAAACAAGGCCAACCTTGTTCACTACCGCGCCCTGTTGGGCTTTTCCGTAGCCGTATAACTGCACTTGGGTAATCTGTTGAGATGTAGCGCCTTCACTGCGCTTGGCTTTTACACCTGCAGGTGAAGTAGTTTTCCAATCTAGCACATAGCCTTTTTCAATATCAAAGAGATCAATAGTTCCGGATAGGTTTGCCCTAATCTGAACCTTTTGCTCTACTTCATACTTTTCAGGATACTTGCTAAAAATTTCCTCTAAGAATGAGTGAATGGCGGTTCCAACATTGGCTGCCCAGGAACCGCCACCCGACTCATTAGCCTTATCCCAATCCAATAACTTGTAAGCCAATCGGCGCACACACTCTTGCCCAACCTCACTAGGTCCAATATAAACCTGTTGAGATCGTGGCGAATAGCGTGAAGCCTCTGTAATGATATTGGTGATTTCATTCGCCAACTCTTTACTTGGAGTGTTCAAAGGTGCAAAAGTCATTTATTAATCATCCTCATTAACGATAGAAAAACGGCGTGAGGTAGATTTTACCTCAAGGGCTTCAATTACCTGTGGTGGCAACAGTTCCCTTGCGCGTTTCGTGTCGAATCGTGTGGATTCAACAAATGACCAGCGAACTACCGGCTTATTGTGATACATACCAATTTGGTTATCACCCAAAGCCGCCTCAATGTGTGATCGAGCTACATCG